TCATGATAGATACTTCTTGAGGGTATCTTCTGAATTGCGCTCCAGGTATTCCTTGCGGATACCTAGGATAGTCTGGATCAGATAATGAAAAGCGATCGTTGTGTCTTCTTCAGCGAACTGGTAGACTTTGTCAAAAGCATCCGGACCAAACAATTCCTCCCATCCTTCCGCTACAACGGCGCGGCCCTTTGCCGCGATTTCTTCGTCTGACAGACCCTGCAGCTCGTTCCACTGACTTTGTAGGCGCTCATAATACTGATCGAAATTCTTCACTCCCTTGTCATTTGCATTATATTCAAGCTGAAATTCCCCAAAGTCAATCGGGATGATATTGCTGATTTTCTTAATAACAACCATAAAAATTCTCCTTTCAAAAAGAAAAAGGCGTGATATTTCACGCCCTAGCCTTATCCTGGTACGACAGCCGACTTTTTAGGAGTGCGGCGCCATACGATCTTAAACTTGATGCTTACATTTTCTGAAGCTTCACCGTCTCCGATTTCGATTTCAGAAAGACGGGCTGGTCCTTCGTATTGGGTCTTTCCTGTAGAATCAACTTCTTTGTACCAAACCAGCAGATCATCGCCCACCGCGTCCTGTTTATCCGCGATAAAATTCTGGGCTTTGTCGTCTGTATCACGCAGACCTTCAAAGGAGCGTCCGCGTTTTTTTGATACCACCAATTCTTCGACAGTTCCGTCTCCTGCAAAGTCTGAAAAGTCGTCTGTTTTTTCGTCGTTGTCAGGAGACGATTCTTTAATTCCTTTTGCAATCCAGAGATACTCTTGAGCAGTTGGCGGAGTATCAGGAGTCGCTTCCTTGTATGGTCCGATGTAATGTTTACGTTTTACGTTTTTGTTCTTTACCATCTATTATTCTTCCCTTTCTATTTCAAGGCTGGCAGTAACATCCAGCAAGTAAATGTAAAAGCCTTGTTCGTCCAACTCGTTTAAGTACGGTTTCTTGACTTTAAGGTCTAAAAAGTTATATGAATTATTTTTACTTGGCAATTCCAAGCCAATTTTTGATAAGGCAGTGTTAATCTGCCATAGTGTAGTATCAATCAGTTTCTGGTCTTTTGACTTGATAGCAATTTCAAATGGTAGATCCACAATCTGCGTCCCTGCCATGTCCTCGTCCACCACATCTCCGCCAGGGAGAGGATAGACAACCAATCCCTCTTTCTCGTCTAAATAGCCATGCTTTGAAGGGATTTTGGTTTGAACACTTTTGATATGCTCAAGCAAGACCTCTGAAAAGTCATTATTCTGCATTATTTCACTCCCATGGCTTTCGCTCCTACCTCTGCCCAATTTTTCGCATATAGAGCTGAGGCTTTTTTATCCCATCTAGGACCCGTTCCAAGCGTCGGCTTTTGGCTCAGTAACCTTTCTTTGTTCGCAAAGAAGAACTTTCTCTGCTTATCTGAAAAGAAGCCTTTCCGTTTCCGGCCGTAGTAAACAATTCTAGCGTAAGGTGTTGCATAGATAATCGAATCTTGTCGAACGTGTCCACTAGACCTCAATTCCCCCTTTCTTTTCGGGACGAACTGCTCCATGTCCAACATTGCTTGATTGGCTATAGCCAGCTTTCCTTTTGCGAAATTCTCCGGAGAAACTTTCTTCTCGATGCCTTTTAAGTCAATCTTAATCGAAACACCACCCATCAAATCACCTCGATTTCATAAGCTAGGAGCTTTTTAGTCAAAGGATGATATTGAGGGATGATACTGCGGACAATGTAGAGTGTGCCTTTATCGTCGACAACACCGCCTATAAAGCTCTTGTCGAGCTCTACAGGACAGTATTTATGATATACAATCACCGTCGATGGCTTATTTTCACTCTGATGATTGCCTGATCCGGTCTGAGAAAATGTCCTATCGAATTTGCACGGAGAGAGCAAAAGAGGCTCTGAATAAGTCTCTTTTCCCCAGTCGTCCTTGCTCAATTTTTTTTGGATCGTTACGGAATCCGGTAGCATTCGTTTATCTATCATAATCAACCCTCGCTGAGCCAAATCCTGCCATTCTCAGCCAGTTTTCAGCGTCTCTCGATAAATTACACCTTTCCGCCAAAGAAAACGAATTTGAGCCATTCTGAGAGCTTGAGCGATAGCTTATAGATGTCCGCCCGACTGACATGCTGGCAATAGATTGCTTGTCCTCTGCCGTCAGGACCCCAGAAGTGTCCAAGTAAGCAATCTGAAAGGCTGTAGCTCGTTTAACTGCCTTCTTGCGAGCTGTATTGTCGCTATCAAAGCTATTTAGAGAATAGAAATCTCTGGTATAAGCATCGATAGCGAGTTCTGCTCGCTTCAAAAGCTTGTCAAAGTCGCCCTCGACCTCAAATCCGAGCTTATCGAACTCCTCTTTAGTTAAGTAAGCCATCTAATCACCTCCTTAAAAGGTGGATGTCCCCACCTCAACTAGATCTTGCTTAGGCTCTTCAATGAGTTCAAAGCAATCTTCACCAATCACCTCATTAAACAGGCCATTGATTCGATTAGCTTCGTCTTGATCTAGCTCGTATTCTTGCCCTTTGTCAAAATGACGGTCAGACTTAGCAAGATATACGTTCAATTTTGCTTTAAACTTGGCCATTTAGCACCTCCAAAAGCTCGTCTTTGGTCTTGTTTGAATAGCCCTCAAACCCTCGCTCTTTCGCAAGAGCTTTCAGCTCTGCTAAAGTCATTTCCGTAAGCGAATGAGTAGCCAAAATCTCTGAGATTTGGCCATCTTCAATCACTTCTTCAAATCCATCAGCTAATAGCTGAGCTTCAAGCAAGCTGCCTTCTTGCACGGTGTAGACTTGATTCCCTTTTTCGTACTTACGCATTTTCTACCTCCTCATTAAGCAGATTTGTGAGAAACATAGACCCCATCTTGTTTTGATTGCAAGACGAAAAGATCATGATACAAACGGTTTTGGTATAGGTAACCATCACCCTCCGTATGTTGCCCAGGAGCAAAGAGATAGATTGAGTTGAACTTAGCCTTGGCAATTACTGCTGGCTTAGCAACGATCAAGAAGTTAATGTTTTTACCGTCCGAAGCCTTAACAAAGCCTTCAGTGAAGTCAAACTTAGTCTTGAAGCGTGCATCGTCCCAAACTTCGATGAGTTGAACTCCATCAAGCGAAGTGACACGGGTGTCAATGCCTTGAGGTGATGTAGTGGCGATTGAACGTGTGAACTCTTTAGAGCGCTCTAAGAAGTCCATCACTTCGCTAGAAACGTACATAACGATATTTTGGGCGCCGTATTTACGAACTGGCAAGAGGGCAGCTTTCAATTTGGTGTAGATGTTCACTTCTGACAGGTCATCTTCAGACTTGAAGTGACTGTTTGTGATAGCTTCTGTAGCAATTTTAGAGAAGCGATAAGCATCGACTTCTGGAGTTGCGTGTTCAGTGATGAATGTGTTAGATACATTAGCAGCTGAAAGCTCTTGGTTCGTTTCGTCAACGTCTGCGGCATCTACGAAGAACTCGACGTCACGGTCAAATCCTAGTGTGTAAACTTTCTTGTCGTTTGAAACTGTACCAGAGTTGTAGCCTTTAGAGCGAGTGTGCGCTTTGTAGCCAGTCACTGAAATTGTAGGCAACTCGAAAGATTTAGCGCCCAACCAGTTTACTTGTGGCGTTTCCAAAATACTTGTGAGTGCGCCTTGCATCAATTTCTTTTCAAACGTGCCCTCGTGTTTAGTGATGTAGTTAAGTGTCATTGATTATTCTCCTATCAATTTGTTAGTCCTAGAGCCTTCAAAAAGGCATCTTCTGAGTTCGTTCCAGCCGTTGGATTTCCTCCAGCTGAAAATGTCGGCTTCTTCTCTTCAGGTTGCTCTGTGCGACCAAACTGAGGATATTTCTGCAACACTTGGCCAATAGCATCCTCGATAGATACCTCGTCGGATACCAAGCGAGCAGATAGAGTGATGACATCGTCAACAGACTCAGCATTTACCCCCAGAGTCAGAGCTGACAGCTTCGCTTCCAGATTTTTCTTATCTGACAAAACCTGCTCCAGTTCTTTTTCTTTAGTAGCAAGTGCTTCTGACTGTTTCTCAGCCTCACTCTTTTGTGAGTCCTTCCACTCCTTGAGCTGCTGCAGTCCTTCTTTAGCACTTTTGACATCTTCGAATCCTAGGCTTTTGAAGATTTTCTCTTGTGCTTTCTTGGACTCTTTAGCTACAAGGCCAGTCACTTCTTCCTGAGTGAATGTCTTGATAGGTTGCTCTTGAGTTTGCGACTCAGTGTTTTCTCCAGCATTGACTGGCTGGTCAGTTTGTGTTTGAGTTTTGGAACCATTCGAAACAACACAGCT